TGAACGACGAATTTACTCGCGCGATGTTCCGTAACATGACTGAACCATTCCTACGGGATGTAAAGGGTCGTCGTGGTGTTACTGACTTCTTAGTTGTGTGTGATGAAACAAATAACACAGGTCAAGTGATTGATACCAACCGCTTTGTGGCTGATATCTATATCAAACCTGCTCGTTCAATCAATTTCATCACTCTTAACTTTATTGCTACCCGCACTGGAGTTGAATTCTCTGAAATTGTTGGTACTAACTAATATAAATAACAATAGAAAGAAAAAACAATTATGGCAACTCTAGGTGTAGATGATTTTAAATCAAAACTAATCGGTGGTGGCGCTCGCCCCAACCTATTCAAAGCAATCGTGAACTTTCCAGCGTATGCTGCAGGTGATACTGAACTCACATCTTTCATGTGTAAAGGTGCTCAGTTACCCGGCAGTACTATTGCTCAACTTGATGTACCATTCCGTGGTCGTCAGTTGAAAATTGCTGGTGACAGAACATTCGAAAACTGGACAATTACAGTTATCAATGATTCTGGCATGGAAGTTCGCAATGCTATGGAACAATGGATGAATGGAATGAACGAACATGTGAATAACACAGGTTTAAGCAATCCCACAGATTACCAAGCAGACATGGGAATTGAACAACTCGATAAAGGAGGAAATGTTACTAAGACGTACACCATTCGTGGTGCATACCCAGTTAATGTTTCGTCGATTGACTTGAGTTACGATTCAAATGATGCAATTGAAGAATTCACAGTTGAATTGGCTTACCAATATTGGGAATCCAATACAACTTCATAGTTTTAATTAACAAAGAAAAATAGCTAATAAGTGGAGGTCCAATCCCTCCACTTATTATGTTATAAATAATATTATGCAATTATTCGGATACGAAATAAATAGAAAGGTTTCTTCTCAAGGAGAAGCAGCCGCTGAAAAGATTATTTCGCCTATACCAAAGGCGAACGATGAAGGAAGTACAACCGTCACGGTAGGTGGGGGTTATTATGGGCAGTTTGTTGATCTAGAAGGAACTAGTGCAGTTTCAGATCATGAGCTAATTGTAAAATACAGAGAGGCCTCGATGCAGTCTGAGTGTGATGCAGCGGTTTCAGATATTGTAGATGGTGCATTAGCCTCTGGCGATACATCGTCACCTATAGAATTGATCACAGAAGATTTAGATCAACCAGACAAAGTCAAAAAGGAAATTCACAAAGAATTCCAAAAGGTTTTGCAACTTTTAAAGTTTAACCACAAAGCTGCTGATTATTTTAGAAATTGGTATGTAGATGGTAAAATATATTTTCACGTTATCATAGATGACAAAAACCCACAGCGAGGTATTATTGAATTGCGGCCGGTTGAACCTTTGCACATAAGTAAAGTAAAAGAAGTCGAAAAGGTCATAGATCCAAAAACTAAAGTTGAATACGAAAAAGTAAAAGACGAATACTATTTGTACGCACCTCAAATGAGTGACGGCACAACCGCTACAGTACTAAACGGAGTTAAATTTGCTACAGACGCAATTATCCATTGTAGCTCAGGACTTTTAGATGCTGCTAAAAGAAAAACACTCGGACATTTACACAAAGCTATTAAACTAGTAAACCAACTTCGATACATGGAAGATTCATTGGTTGTTTATCGTGTTTCAAGAGCGCCAGAGCGTAGAATTTTCTATATTGATGTAGGTAATTTACCAAAAGGTAAAGCCGAAGAATATGTTCAGCAGGTTGTATCGCGTTATCGTAATAAAATGGTTTATGATGCTACATCCGGTGAAGTATCTGATGACCGTAGACATATGTCTATGCTAGAAGATTTTTACTTGCCACGAAGAGAAGGCGGAAGAGGTACAGAAATTACGACACTAGGTGGAGGCGAAAACCTTGGCCAAATAGAAGATGTAGTATTTTTCCAAAGAAAACTCTATAAAGCTTTAAATGTACCAGTCTCCAGACTTGAGCAAGAAAGTTCATTCACTATTGGCAGAGCAAGCGAAATATCACGTGAAGAAGTAAAATTCCAAAAGTTTATTGATAGACTGCGGAAGAAGTTCTCCTTTGTTATTATCGATGCACTTCGAGTTCAACTAATACTAAAAGGTGTTATAACAGAAAGTGATTGGACCGATATAGAAGAAAAGATTAACGTTGATTTCTTAGAAGATAGTTACTTTTCAGAACTAAAAGAATTTGAAATTATGAGAGAGCGTTTAGAAATGGCGCAGCAGATGGAAGATCTTGTTGGTAAATACGTTTCAAGCAAATACGTTAGACAAACAATTTTAAAACAATCTGACGAAGATATAGATCGTCTTAATACAGAAATAGAAGAAGAAGGCGAAGATGAAGAAGACGAAGATTTAGACATCTAAAGCCTTTGTCAAAACCCTAATTATTATAAATAGAATCATGAGTGAAAAAGCACAAAAAATATTTAATGGCATTGTTACGAATAACAGTGTTAAATCAGCTAAGCTATTCGGCCAAGCTATTCGTGAAAAATTAGATGATGCATTAGAAGTACGTAAGGTAGGTCTTACATCGCAAATCTTTAATACAACGAAAGAAAACTAATATGAATATTCAACCTTTAACCAGTGCCGCGGCGCTGACAAACACTGCAAGCGATATTGCTGATTCAAAGAATGTATATCTTTATAACACTAACGCAGCAGGTGTCGTAGTTACAGTAAAAAGCGGTTCTACAACAGTAGGCACCTTTTACTCTCCACCTAAAGTAGGAATCATCTTAAAAAAGGCAAGTGCCGATACTATTGAAGTCGCTTCAGGCGATAACAACAAAGTATATGCAACAGGCACTGGATTTGTAAACTAATGAAATTAATTACAGAACATTTAGAAAAAATTGAATACATCACTGAAGCCAAAAAAGATGGCGGAAAGGATGTTTACATCGAAGGTGTATTCATGCAAGCGGAAAAACAGAACCGCAATAATAGAATTTATCCTAAAGATATATTGGCTGAAGCTACTGCTAAATATGTTAAGGAGCAGGTTATGACCGGTAGGGCCGTTGGTGAGTTAAACCACCCAGAAGGCCCACAGATTAACCTTGATAAAGTTTCACACAGAATTACCTCATTGAAATTTGAAGGTAATGATGTTGTTGGAAAGGCGCTGATACTAGATACACCTATGGGTAAAATAGTGAAAGGGCTCGTCGAAGGCGGGTGCAAGTTAGGCGTCTCAAGTCGTGGTATGGGTACTGTTGAGCAAAGAGAAGGTAAAACATATGTTAAGGACGATTTTGTTCTTGCTACTGTTGACATTGTCCAAGATCCAAGCGCACCCTCTGCTTTCGTTGAAGGCATTATGGAAGGTGTTGAATGGATATGGGAGAATGGAATTCTCAAACCTCAACAGATTGAAGAATATGAGACTGAAATTAAAAGGGTTCCTATGGGTCGCATTAGCGAAGCTCAGGAAAGAATCTTTGGTGATTTCCTCTCCAAACTCTAATTCAAAATAAGGAAACTTAAAATATGTCAAATGAAATCGATCAAATTATCGAAGATGTAGAAGAGAAGGATCTTGTTGTTGAATCAGAGGTTGAAGTTTCTGAGGAGACTGAAGTCACTGAACAAGAACAACCATTATCAAATACAGTCTTAGACATTCTTCTTGGCGAAGCTAAGAAGAAAACAGAAGCGGAAGATGAGGACGAAAAGTCTGAAGATGAAGCAGAAGTAGAAGAAGACGAAGAAGAATTGGATGAAGCTAAAGCAAAGTCTGAAGATGCTGATGAAGACGAAGAGTCTGAAGAAGTAGAAGAAGACGAAGAAGAAGTTGAAGAATCAGCTAAAAAAGTTGAAGAAGACGAAGAAGTTGAAGAAGATGAAGTTGAAGAAGCTGTTGAGGAAGATGATTCCGAAAAAGCCGAAACTACTGAACTTCCTGAAGTACAAACTAAGGCTGGTTATCTGGCTGCAAGTTTTGATACTATCAAAGGTATGAAAAAGACAGAGTTGACAGCCGCTTATAACGCTGTTAACATGTCCGAAGAAGAAGACGAAGTCGAAATTCCTAAGAATAAAGCTGACATCATTAATGCAATGTATGGTCAACTTAAGGCAATGAAGAAAGACGATCTAGTAGCTTCTTATGATATGATTAAAGCATCATGCGGTGGTATGCACGAAGAAACTGAAGCGGATCATTTCGCTGCAGATCTTAAAGTACTCGCTGAAGCAGATCAAGAACTTACCGAAGACTTCAAAGCAAAAGCCTCTATCCTATTTGAAGCTGCCGTTACTAATAAAGTTAATACAATCAAAGAAAACCTCGAAGCACAATATGCTGAAGATCTTAGCGAAGAAGTTACTTACGTCCGTGAGTCGCTTGTAGAAAAGATTGACGACTATCTTGCTTATGTGGTTGAATCTTGGATTGAAGAAAATCAGGAGTTTGTTGATAACAAACTACGTACAGAGATTACCGAAAACTTCATGAAAGCGCTGCAAAGTACTTTCACTGAACACTACATCGAAGTTCCTGAATCTAAAGTTGATCTTGTAGATGAACTTTCAGAAAAGGTTACAGAAGTGAAGGAATCTCTTGCTAATGTTGAAGCTGAAAAAGCAGAACTTGCAAGCCAAGTTGAAACTTTACAGCGTGAAAAAATTATCAGCGAAGCATCTTCTGATTTAGCATCTACACAAGCAACAAAGCTGGCTTCACTCGTTGAAGAAAGTGATTATGTTGATGCTGATACTTTTGAAGCAAAGGTAGCAACAATCAAAGAAGGATTCTTTAAAGAGTCGACCGAAACTGAAGTACTTACAGAATCAGCAGAAACTGATTCCGCAACAACCGAAACACAAACAATCGTAGAAGGTGAAGTAGATTCTATGGCCAAACTCCCAAAGGATATGGCTAAGTATGTAACTCATCTTTCACGGTTTAAATAACCCAATTATAACTTAACAATTCTAACAACAAAAAAAGGAATATTAAAATGTTAAACGCAGAAAATGAACTAAAAAAGTGGGCACCAGTACTTGACCATACTGATGCTCCAGCTATCACAGATAGCTACAAGAAAGCTGTTACAGCCAAACTTCTCGAGAACACTGAACGTGCTATCAAAGAAGAAAACGCTCATAGCAACTTTTCTCTATTGTCGGAGGACGCAAATACTAGCACCGGTTCAATCACCGGTTCTGGTTCATTCGATCCTATTC